AGATAGGTGCTAAATATAACTTCTAAATGAAGTACTTAGAGAGCCCATGGATGCTAGCATTGCTATTCCTTGGGCTCTTTATTTTTATAGAGGGTCTACATATGTATGAACATCAGCATTGTAGATCTTGTCCTGTTTGTGAAACAACAGAATACTAATGGCACAACAAAGTTCAGATGCTCCCGCGTCTGTTACATCCTTCTCGCTTGAAAAACCTGCAGATAAGGTTGACATCCGTGATCCAGTGGATACTAATCCTAGTGATGCTCAACCTCCTGGAGTTGATGAAGAGTGGGAACCTCAGTCCTTAGAAGAAGCACTTCTAGGAGAATGATAGGGAGGAGAGCACCTCAGAGTCGGACTCTCCTTTCATTGGCTTTAGCCCTGTACGCAGGATACCTTTAGCCGTCTAGACGGTGGGATAGACCACAAAAATTTGATCGATCGAAGACTGTTTATACATACATTATTTTATTTTAGATCATGGCTCAACAGAGTACCGCGCATCAAGCGTCGGTAACCATGCCAGGTGCTGCCAATAGTACCGGCGATAGAAGGGCACTGTATCTCAAGCTATTCTCAGGTGAGATGTTCAAAGGCTTTGAGTACAATGCTATAGCCAGAGATCTCGTCACAAAGAGAACCCTAAAGAACGGCAAGTCATTGCAGTTCATCTACACGGGTCACACCAAAGCTGAATTCCATACTCCTGGAAACAGCATCCTTGGTAACTCTGACGGAGCACCACCTGTAGCTGAGAAGACCATCACTGTTGATGATCTCCTTATCTCAAGTGCCTTCGTATATGAATTAGATGAGACTCTTGCACACTACGAATTAAGAGGAGAGATCTCCAAGAAGATTGGATACGCTCTTGCTCAGAAATATGACAGACTAGTGTTCCGTGCTGTTGCACGTGGTGCTAGAGCTGCATCACCTATCACGAAGACTAACTTCGTTGAACCAGGTGGTACACAAATCCGAGTAGGTACTAACAACCAAGCATCTGATGCTTACGTATCTGCATCATTGATCAATGCTTTCTATGATGCTGCTGCTGCACTAGATGAGAAGGGAGTAAGTTCTGACGGACGTGTGGGTGTACTCAACCCAAGACAATACTATGAATTGATACAAGCTGTCGGTTCTAACGGTCTTGTTAACAGGGACGTACAAGGTTCTGCACTGCAGGGCGGTAATGGAATCATTGAGATTGCAGGCATTAAGATCTTCAAGTCAATGAACATTCCGTTCATGAGTCAGTACGGTACTAAGTATGGTTCTGCTTCTGCTACTAACCCTGGAGTAACTTCTCCTGGCAACACTGGCTCATTCGTTGGTGAAGCTATTGAAGATGCTGCAGCTGACGTAACCGGAATCAATAACGAGTACGGTGAAGAGACAGAATTCGCTAACAGCTGTGGACTTATCTTCCAGAAGGAAGGCGCAGGTGTTGTCGAAGCAATCGGACCTCAAGTTCAAGTAACTTCTGGTGATGTATCCGTGATTTATCAGGGCGATGTCATTCTAGGACGCTTGGCTATGGGAGCCGACTATCTGAACCCAGCTGCTTGTGTAGAACTTATTGCAGGTGCTGCAGTAGGATCTTCAGGAAACGCTGCTTTCTAAGTTATACCTTATCAACCAACATATGGGAGGGTTCTCACGCCCTCCTTTTTTTTATTCATAAAAATTTATACCTATGGCTACCTCGACAATTGACACCGATACCGAACTATCCGCAGTGAACTCAATCTTGGGAGCTATCGGTCAGTCACCAGTCACAACTCTCAACTATGATAACCCTGAAGTAGGTTTTATATATAATATATTAAATGAAGTTAATAAAGATGTACAGAATGAAGGCTGGCATTTTAATACTGAAAAACATATAGCTACAGAACCTGACTCGAATGGATATATAACTATACCTAATAACACATTAAGGTATGATATACACGACGGTTTAAAAGATAGATCTAAGGATGTAGTACAACGTAATGGAAGGTTATATGATCTAGTCAATCATACTGATGTATTTGATGAGACTCTCTACCTTGACTTGGTGACGCTGTATGCGTTTGAAGATCTCCCTAACCCATTCCAACGTTACATAACTTACAGGGCTGCTGTAAGGGCTGCTGTCCAGCTTGTAGCAAACGCTCAGCTTGCTCAGCTATTGAAGGAAGATGAGTTCAAATCTAGAGCAGCTTGCCTTGAGTACGAATGTGATAAAGGTGATCCTTCTTTCTTCGGTAATCCGCATGATAGTGTTTACCAATCTTATCAACCATATAATGCATTGAGACGCTAATGGCAAGTATTACACAAACAATTCCTAGTTATAATAATGGGATATCTCAACAGCCTGATCATGCAAAACGTCCTGGCCAGTTAGTTACTGCCAAAAATGTAATGCCTGATTTGGTGGAAGGACTTATGAAACGTCCTGGGGGTAAGTTAATTAAATCTTTAAGTGATGGATCTAATAATTCTGTTACTAATGGTAGATGGTTTCATTACTATAGAGACGAGAACGAACAGTATATAGGACAAATATCAAGGACAGGTGTTGTAAAAATATGGAGTTGTATTGATGGTGCTGAGAAGACTGTTACATATGATTCAGGTACTGCTACTCTTCTAACTAATTACCTTACTCATTCTAACGACGAAGATCTACAAACTTTAACTCTAAACGATTATACATATGTAGTGAATCGTACTAAGACTGTAGCAATGGATTCTACCACTGCTCCTGCTAGACCAAGTGAAGCTTATATTGAATTGAAAAAAGTATCATACGCTAGTCAGTATGCTTTGAACTTATTCAATAATACCAATACTACTACATCGCGTACAGCTACGAGGATAGAAGTTGAACTAGTTAAGTCTAGCAATAATTATTGTGGTTCATCTGGTGGTATGGTAGGTAGAACTAGTAGACCTAGTCAAAGTACTAGATGTGATGACACAGCAGGAGATGGTAGAGACGCTTGGTGCCCAAACATTGCTACTCGTATCTTTGCATGTGGTAGCGGCACTGCTCTAGTAGATACTGATTCTGTATCAGGTGCTTATAATTATAATGTCAGTGTTAACAATGCAAATGCTACAGGTAGATCAAACCTTTATTTTAGAATATCTACAATAGGACAATCCGTACCATACACTAGTGGTACTGGTAATGATGCAACTACTACTTATCAATGTAGGTATACTACTACCCATGATTTACTTTATGGTGGTGAAGGTTGGCAGCAAGGAGACTATTTCTATGTATGGATGAAAGATGGTTACTATAAGGTAACTATTACTGAAGTAAGTACATCTGAAGTACAAGCTAACCTTGGCCTCATTCGCCCTACACCTACTCCTTTTGATGCTAAAACTACTGTTACAGCTGAAAGTATATTAGGTGCACTTCAAGAAGATATTATAGCTACTAGTGAATTTGATTCAACTGAAGTACAGATTATAGGAAATGGTATATACCTTACAAATGGTACTGCATTTAATGTCAGTTCTCCAACGGGAGAATTACTTAATGTTGTTACTAATGAAGTTAATGATATAACTGATTTACCTACTCAATGTAAAAATGGGTATGTAGTTAAAATTAAAAATAGTGCAGCTAATGAAGATGATCACTTCGTTAGATTTGATGGAGAACATGGTCGTGATGGTCCTGGGGTATGGACAGAGTGCCCTCAACCTGGACGTAAGATAACAATTGATCAAGGTACTATGCCTATAGAAATTGTTAGGCAAGCTGATGGCAGCTTTACTGTAGATCAAATATTATGGGATTCTTGCAATTGTGGTAATACTACAACAGTACCTGAACCATCCTTTGTAGGACAGAAGATTAATAAGATGATCTTCTTCAGAAATAGAATGGTAATGCTCAGTGATGAGGATGTTGTTTTATCTAGACCTGGAGATTTCTATAACTTCTGGCCACGATCTGCTATTACATATACAGCAACAGACGTTATTGATGTATCATGTAGTTCTGAGAAACCAGCAATTGTGTGGGATGGTATACAAGTTAACTCTGGATTAGTATTATTTACTAAGACTAAACAGTTCTTGTTATCTACTGACTCTGATGTACTAAGTCCTCAGACTGCAAAGATAAACGCTCTAGCTTCATACAACTTTAATTATAAAACTAATCCTATCTCACTAGGTACTACTATAGGCTTTTTAGATAATGCTGGTAAGTATTCTAGATTCTGGGAAGTAGCTAGGATATTAAGAGAAGGTGAGCCTATCGTTGTAGATCAAACTAAAGTTGTAAGTAAATTATTTGATAAAGAATTAGAACTAATCTCTAACTCTAGAGAGAATGGTTACATCTTCTTTAGTAAGAAAGGTACTAAGACTTTATA